AGAAGAAGATATACCTACTTCAGAATCAAATGTGTTTTTTAATAACAAATCATACACCGATAAGGTAATGAATAAGTCTATCGATGATATGATAAAAGATAATAAACGATGATAGGAAAATTTATAGGTGGCTTATTCGGCAAAGTAGTAGACAATGCAGAAGGAATACTTGATAAAGTTATTACAACAGACAAAGAAAGAGATGAAGCGAAACTCGCTCTTAGACGGTTATTACTCGACGCCGAAACAGAAGCTTTTAAACAAGAAGTTGAGGACAGAAAAAGTGCACGTGATATGTATAAAGACGATGCGCTCATTCAAAAGGTCCTTGCGACATTATTTACAGCAGCATACTTTGGATTAAGTTTCATGATGTTTAAATTTTTTGTAATGAGAGATTTAGAACTAGGTGAATTTGAAATAAGTTTTATTTCTACTATATTCGGGGCCATGAGTGCTAAAGTTAACACGGTAGTCGATTTCTTTTTCGGCGGATCGTCTAAAAAGAATGAACAAACTAAAAAATAAATAAAAATGGGAAAATATTTTACAGTAGAGGTAAAACCTACAATACCAACAGTTGCAGCTGGTCAGCACACAGCGTTCTCTGACAACGACTTACTTTTTGATTGGTTCGCTTTTGATATACCAAAAGGAACAGCAAAATTAACGCACATGATGATGGAAACGCGACCTACAGGCGATGCAGGAGCTACAAAAAATGTCTTCAAGTGTGACTTAATATTTGCAAAAACTGTTAATGGGGTAGCGCCAACTAGTTTAGGTACTGTTAATAGTGCTCTTACTGCCGATGTTAATAATTCAAATCATATGATTGATTACTTTGCAAACGCAGGTTGGGTTTTTGAGGGCCACACGGATAGCACTTCTATTGCTCAAGTAAAAGAAGCAAAAGCCGCATGTTTTATAGAAGGAGAGCCAGATAGTGGTATAAACGTTGGATATGATAGAATTTATGTAGCAGGTATATGCGGTGGAGCGTTTGATTTTAGATCAGCTTGTTTAATTAACAATGGCGATTTAAATGGTCCCCAATTAACAGTTAACGGCACAGATCCAAGATTATTTTTAGTGGCGGGTGATACGATAGCAGTAACAACAACAGCTGACACTAGTGTTCAAAAAGCTATGGGTGTTATTAAAAGTGTTGACTCAGATGTTAAAATAACTCTTGAATCAGCGTTTACAACAGGAGACGTAACACATCAAGATATTGTATATAATGTTAGTCCAATTAAATTTACTCTCTGTTTCGAAAGATAAAATAAATTATAAATTAAATTAAATTAAATATGAAAAAAGAAAAAATGGTTGACCTTAAACCTAAAGGTGAAAAAATATCTGATGAGCACTTAAAAGAGCTACAAGGTATATTAAATACAACAAATAACATCCAATTTAAAATTGGTCAATTAGAAGGACAAAAACATACATTACTTCACGAGTTAGGATTAACTCAAAAGAAAATTGTAGATATGCAAGACAAGCTTGCTAAAGAATATGGTACTTTTGATATTAATGTTACAGACGGTACTATTAATAGAGAAAAAGATGAAAAATAATATAATCAGAAAAATTACCATAGGTAAAGATTACAAGAATGACGCCATGCATTATGCAGTTGATCAAGAGGTGTACGGTGGTCATAAAATATGTGATATAATAGAAGAAGAAGATAAATATTGTATATATATTAGAAAAGGAGACGTTGTTATACCTTGGAAAGATTTCAATAAAAATATGGCCATATCAGTTGAGTATAATTTAGAATATTAATGAATGCTGCTTACAAAGATTATATTATTAGCCCTATTGGTAATAGGTATAATAACAGTATACGAGTCGACAACAAACAATTAATACTTAATACTGAAGTATTTAATCATCAGTATATAAATAGAAAAGCAAAAGTAATCGCTACTCCATTATTATTTCAATCACCCATTAATGTGGGTGATGAAGTAATTGTACATCATAATATATTTAGAAGATGGCATGATGTGAAAGGTAAAGAAAGAAACAGTAGATCTTATTGGAAAGAAGATAAATACTTTGCGTCTCTAGATCAAATATTTCTTTATAAAAAAAACAATTGGATTGCCACATCAGGTTTTAGTTTTATTAAGCCGCTAAAAGCTATTAATGAACTAAATACTGAAGTAGAAAGACCGTTGATTGGTATCGTTAAATATTCTGATGGTTCTTATAAAAAAGAAGAGTTGGTAGGATTCATGCCTAGTAGTGAGTATGAATTTGTTATTAATGGTGAGAGATTATATAGAGTTATGAATAAATTTATTACAATTAAATATGAATATCAAGGAAACGAAAAAGAATATAATCCAAGCTGGGCACAAAGCGGTTGAAGAATTAATTAAAGTAGCTAAAGAAGCTATTGTTGATTCTGATGACGATATATCTGCTGATAGATTAAAAAACGCCGCTGCTACAAAAAAGTTAGCTATATTTGATGCATTTGAAATATTAAATAGAATCCATGAAGAAGAAAGTATGTTAGAGGGAAAACCTACAGAAGAAAAGAAAAAAGTAGAGTTTAAAGGATTTGCAGAAGGAAGATCTAAGTAATGTATAAACAAACATTATATAAGGTTACAAAACCTATAAGATCTAATACTATTAAAAGATTAAATAAATCTAAAAAGTGGAGGTACGGTTACAATAAAGAAAATGATATTGTTGTTATTAGTAAAAGCGGTCAAATTGGTGAAATTCTTGAAATACAAGGTTTTAAAATAGCATTACCCAAACAACCTAAAGAAGTATACTCTTGTAGTAAAAACAAATCAGAACAAAAATGGAGACAGTTTCCTACTAACCCTGAGTTTAAAAGAATTAAAACAGTTTTTGATTGGCAAAACTATCCAGATGATTTTAAAGAAAAACATTATGGATATATAGACGAAGAATTTAAAAGAAGAGAAGAGGGTTTTTGGTTTATGAATAATGGTAAACCTACATATTTAACAGGCACACACTATATGTACTTGCAATGGAGTAAGATTGATGTTGGCGCTCCTGATTTTAGAGAAGCAAATAGATTATTCTTTATATTTTGGGAAGCGTGTAAAGCAGATAAAAGATGTTACGGAATGTGCTATTTAAAAAATAGACGTTCTGGTTTTTCATTTATGAGTTCAGCTGAAACTGTAAATTTGGCCACTATATCAAGTGATAGTAGATATGGTATATTATCTAAGACTGGTGCAGATGCAAAAAAGATGTTTACTGACAAAGTAGTACCAATTAGTATTAATTATCCATTCTTCTTTAAACCAATACAGGACGGTATGGACCGGCCAAAGTCCGAACTCGCTTATAGAGTCCCTGCTAAAAAGTTTACTCGTAAAAAAATGAGGGAACATGAAGAGCAAGATGACATGGAGGGACTAGATACAACTATTGATTGGAAAAATACTGGCGATAATAGCTATGATGGTGAAAAGCTTTCTCTATTAGTACATGACGAAAGCGGTAAGTGGGAAAAACCTGATAATATAAAAAATAATTGGAGAGTTACTAAAACCTGTTTGAGACTAGGTAGTAGAATTATAGGTAAATGTATGATGGGATCAACAAGTAACGCTCTTGATAAAGGTGGTGATAATTTTAAAAATTTATATTATAATTCTGACGTTACAAAACGAAATAGAAACGGACAAACTAAATCAGGATTATATTCTTTATTTATACCAATGGAATGGAACTATGAAGGATTTATTGATGAATACGGCCAACCTGTTTTTAATACACCTAAAAAAGAAACACTTGATCCGCATGGAACAGAAATAGATTATGGAGTTATAGATCATTGGGAGAACGAGGCTGATGGATTAAAAGATGATCAAGATGCTTTAAACGAATTTTATCGACAGTTTCCAAGAACCGAAGAACACGCATTTAGAGATGAGACAGGAAATAGTTTATTTAATCTAGTTAAAATATATGAACAAATAGACTACAATGAAGGTAATAGAAACTCTTCAGTAATAACAACTGGTAATTTTCAATGGTCTAGTGGAATTAAAGATACTCAAGTTTCTTTTAATCCAGATCCTAAAGGTAGATTTAAAGTAAGTTGGGTTCCAGGAAAAAAATTACAAAATAACGTTATACTAAAAAACGGTATTAAATATCCTGGTAATGAACATATGGGAGCGTTTGGTTGTGACTCATATGATATATCAGGAACGGTAGATGGTACTGGATCGAAAGGAGCTTTGCATGGATTGACTAAGTTTTCAATGGAAGATGCTCCAGCTAATACTTTTTTCTTAGAATATATAGCAAGACCACAAACGGCTGAAATATTTTTTGAAGATGTTTTAATGGCGTTAGTATTTTACGGAATGCCACTACTTGCTGAAAACAATAAACCAAGACTATTATACTATTTAAGAAGGAGAGGTTATAGAGGATTTAGTATGAATAGACCAGATAAAATTTGGAACAAATTATCTGTTGCAGAAAAAGAAGTTGGTGGAATACCTAATTCTAGCGAAGATATAAAACAAGCACATGCAGCAGCAATAGAGATGTACATAAATGATCA